TTGAAGCTAATCGTAGATGTTGTACGGTCTTCATGACCCATGGGTTCACCGGTGACACCGGATACTTCCGCTAGATTGGTGAAGTTTGCGTCGACTTCGTTATTTGTAAGAGGCGAGCCCTTACCCGCTCGGGTAACAATATCAACCATACAACACTACTCCAAAATTTAGCTAACTGTGATCGCCCATGTAATGCTCATGGCGTCATCTGCGCCTTTGTTAACAACAGCGAACACGGTGCGGCACAGCATTGTGCCAGAGGAGGAAGCATTGAAAACGCCAGCCTCAACAACAGCACCAGTGCCTGTACCAGCGGGGAAGCTAGCTACATAAGTAACAACAGCGCCGGAGGATGTAGAAGACGACAACGCAACACGGCCCAATTCAGCGCCCAAAGCGGCGTCGTTAGTCGCAGCGGCGGTACTGTTAGAGCCAATGGCCATGTGAGACATGGCGGTCGGTGTGCCAACAATGCGTGACGCAATGAAGGTTTTACCCGTAGAAACTACGAGGTTTTTAATCTCGCGGCGATCTTTGATCTGGCCATCTGGGCCAGTAATTTCGACGACTACGTCGCCAGTGACTTTGAGTTGATCGTTTAACATGGAGGCTCCTATGAAAATGTACGAGAAATACCGACGTAGTCTTCTGCGAAGTATGACAGATCGCAGTAGTTTTGGGAAGACAAAATACCACTGCTGGCCAAAGATACCGAGTCGGCTTTGTTCGCATTCCAAGCCCTCGTGCTGGTGTCAGCAACAAAAACCAAGTTGGTTATGTATTTTACAGCTTGGTAGGTGATATTGTCTGCGAGATCGGCGCTATCGTTCATCGCAACGCCGTCGTTGATTACTCGCCCAATGATGCGGCTAGAGAAATCAGAAAGCACAAGGCTATCAAACACACCTTTGTCGACGACTCTAGACAAAGAATCGGAGTGACTAAAGTCGTCTGAGAAAACTTTAAATGTGTTTCTGACCGCAAAATCAGATAGCGGAAACGAGTCCACCAGTGACTTGCCAGCGTCTTTGGCCACCAAATCAGTGTGCGTAAAGCTATCAAAAAGCGCCTTAGAAGTGTCCCTAGATATGCTGTCCGGCACATAGAACACATCCGCGGAGTGTTTTCCCAGATTAAATTGAGTCGCATCCACCGTGCCAGCGCTGTCAACTAGTGCTTTACTAAATACGGTACGGAAGGTTTCTTGAAGGCTAACCGAGTGTGTGTACGCCAGTTGGTACAGAAATGTTGGGGCGGTGTCAGACAGAGAGAATGAGCTAGACAGAGGTTTGGTAAAATCCTTAGCGGCGGAATCACTCAGTGCAAAGTTATCTGCAAGAGGGCGGCTAAAGGTAAACGAAACTTGGTGGGCGAAATCGATCGTGTCTGTAAAACGGCGAATGTACTCAAGCGTGCGGATGACGAAGTCCGGCAGGGCCACACTGTCAGTATAGGCAAGTTGGGTATTAATGCTTGCAATGTAGTCTGTCGGCCCGAACGTGTCGGTAAGCGCCTTTTGCGTCGTTCTAAACGATGCGTCAGCTACAAAAACTTCTTCAGGGAAAAACTGGAACCGCCCAGACGTATCAAGGTACGCGGCAGACGCTAGCAGAATGTAGTTCAGGTTAGCCGCAGGTACTATCACCGTCACCGATGCACCAGCAACGACAACAGAAGTAGCAGCAGCTAAAAGCGCAGCCGAAGTCTCGGCTACAGGCGCTACGATGACGACGCTTGCCCTTGCTCTGGTAACAGCCGTTGAAGCCGTTAGAGCAGTTCTGACAACCGTCACGCCCATTAGAAGTCCTCGCGCAGCTTAAACTTCAACAAGTCGTAAACAGTTTGGATGGTTCCGTCGGAAAACGTGATCTGGATTTCGCCTTCGTAGTCACCCGCTTCACCCAACAACATAGCTGGAGCAGAGGCAGGGTAGAACGCAACTTGGCCGTTAACGCCATCAGTTACAGAGCCAGTCACAGTGGCAGTCAGGTCGGCAGAACCAACAGCGCGGAACTTCAGCAAAACCGTAGCACCAGTCACCACAATTGGCAGCCCGGTGATTTCATCGGTGATGTTGCAGACTAGCGCAGGCTTGGTGTCGCCCTGTACGAGTTTAATTTTCTCGGCCATGTGTCACCTCAGATTTTAGGCGCTACGCCTGTTGTACCAGCCATCTCGGTTGTCAAGGCAGCTTGGAAAGCTCCGTAGTGAGCCTGTGCGCGTTGAGCGTTACCAGCGTATTCGCTGTCCTTGGTGTAAGCACGGTACAAGATGTAATCGGCCAAGACGTTGCCGTAGATGTCAGGCAAACTGATATTACCAGTCACAGCGCTGTATACAGCGCCGTCAGCGGGCTCTGTGATGTCAGCTGGATAGGCAGAGTACACCAACTCAACAGAAGCGCCTGTAGAGGCTGCTGGCGGGTATACATAGAACACCTTGGGGTCACGAGCATCGTACATGTAATGCAGAATCTCAGTCACGCCTGTCAGGTTGTACCAGTTAGGGCTCTGTGTGTCCAAGATGTTGCGCACGGTCATGCGAACAGAACGCTTTGTGCCAGAGGTATTACGGATCACGTCGATCAGTTTAGAGCCGTTGGAGGGCAAGGCTTGCTTAGCGCCACCCGCAAGTGCCACTGTGGCATTAGTCACCATCGAGTCAGGGCGGTACAAGACCACTTCACGCTGACCATCATTGAGGTAACGAACAAGTTCAGCCACTGGCCAACGCACAGACGTGTTGTCCTGCATTGTCTCAACGACACGACGGATGATTGATTGTGCTGCAATGGTCATGATTTACCTCAAGCGAAAGGACGATAGCGAACGCGCATTGAGCCACGAACTGATCCGTAGTTTCCTTCAATGCGAGCAGAATTAATTTGGCGTGCTACGGAGTCCATGAGTTGCTGGGCTCGAGCAAAGTTTGTAAAAGGTTGATCTGGAATCTGCATCGCACGGGCGATAGCGCCAGAGGCAACTGCATCGCTCCATGTGTTAAACAGGTCGTCGTCCAGCTGAGTCGCAGTGATAGCAGGACGTAAAGTGACGGCCACCACAACGGTGTACTTGCCATCAGGTGGAGGGGACAGCTTCAGCGTAAAGACGTTATCAGTGCGGTCAGTGTAGAAACCGCGTGGCTTTGCTTGTGCTGTGGGTAGGTCGTTGCGAACGGCTTCGAACAGACCAGCAGAGAGTTCTTTACCGTCGACAGCAACACTCATTACACGATCAATTTCGTGGTTCGCTGTAGGCGGGTCTAAATCGTACTGGGTTACACCAGCGACAGTTTTGAATGAATCAAGGTTCTGGCGCAGCACTAACGAAGACTCAGCAAAGTCAATCGCAGAACTGACCAAAACCTGATTCACCAAAGGCTCCGAGCAGCCGGGTAAATACGGCAAGATTCTGGAATAAAAAACGCTCAGAGGTTGCATGATGTACCTTATTCGGTAGCTTGTGTGAGGCCAACTTCTGGCTCACCGGTAACTTCAACAGATTCTAACAGTTGTGTTTTACTTTTGCGAGTTTTTGTTGTAGCAGCTTCGGCCACAGCCAAATTGGAATGCTCGTTAGTCAACAAGACGCCGCGATCGGTCAAAATCCAGTCTTGGTCTTCCAAACGGGCAACAATAACAATCTCACCCTCAATGTAAACACGGATTTTATTGTTAAGGACTTCGCCACCGAGGCGTTCCATCAGTTCAAGAGCGGTCATATTATCTCCAAGGTTAAAACAAAAAAGGGGCCCGAAGGCCCCCTCTTTATACCACTATCAGGTGGCTGAGCCAACAACAGCAGTTACCATGGCTTCAGGCTTAACAACCTTGCGGCCATAAACAGCCAAACCGCGGACGATGTCGCCGAAGTCAGTCTGGTTACGCAATGGCTCAGTCTTGTTAATGGTCATCGCGAAGGAAGTGGCATGCTTAGTACCAGCAACCATCAAACGACGGGCCTTAGCGTTGGTGACAGCGCCACCAGTAGAAGTAGCGGACAAGCCAGCGACCAATGCCTTACCTGCTTCGCCGCGGGGCAACAAGTTAGACACATAGACGCTGAAGCGATCCAACATACCGATCTTGCCGGTACGGATGGTGCTTGACTGGTCGCCAGTGAAGTACGCCTGAGCAATGTTAGATTGCATCAAGAGGTGACGGTCAAATGGGCTGATAACCAAGAAACGGCCATCTTCAGGAACGTTCTGCTCGTCCAAGACTGTAGACATGCGAAGAATACACTTCAACACGTTTTCAGGAGTGGCTTGGTCGATAGGAGCAACGTCTGTACCCAAGTTGTAGGCAGCAGAAATTCTACCGGCAGTAGCGCCTTCGTTGGCAGCAGCAGGGCCTTCGGTCACGAAGCTGTTGAAGAACACTTCGTTTTCGATGGAGATTTTCAACTGCTTGGCAGCGTCTTCTGTGAACATGTTCATCAAGTTCATGTCGGACTGATAGGCCAACACGTCATTGACTTGCACGCCGAAGTACTTGCCCTTGTTCACTTGCATATCTTGGAAGATAGGAGTGGGGACTTCGTACGACAAAGACTGACCAACAGTGTAGTCAGAGATGCTGATGGAAGGAGCCAAACGGATACGGACGGTATCGCCTTGGTTCTTCAATTCGCCTTCGTAGTCAGTGTTAGTGACTTCAGACAACATGGTGTTCTGGTAGAACTTAGCCAAGAGTTTGCCTGACCACAGCGTGGGGATAAAGGCACCAGAGTAAGAAGGGTTGGTATCAAATGCACCAGAGCCCGTGACGGGGAAAACAGCAGCCATTTTGGCCTCCTAAATAAAAAACAGGTTGGGTAAATGCTGCCTTCAGAAATTACGCTCGAACGCGACCTTCTCTGTAAGCGGCATCAATTTCAGCTTCAAGTTTCATTGCTTCATCGCGCTGCCCTCTAGAGCTCAGTTCGACAGACTTCTGGAACATCTTCTGGACTTGTGCGTCCGTGTATGTTTTAGCCTGCGGGGAAACTGGTGCATTAGATGCAGAACGTTTCGGCTGGATTTGTTTTTCAAGTTCAGCGGCTTTATCGCTTG